GCCGTTGAAGGTGAAGTGGATGCTCTCGCGGGTCTTGGTGAAGTGGGTCTCGAAGTCGGCTCTGGTGATTGCGGTGTTGTACACCTTGAGGTCGAATGCGTTTCTTAGCTGGTAAATGTTCATCATGGTATGTTCCTCCGTTTGTTGTGTTTTCCCTTTCGGTGTACACATATTCGCTCTAAAAACACATAATAGCAAGCCAATCTGGAGGAATATAACTGACAAATATATCGGTGAGAAACTGTGCATATACGACCAAAAGAGCCAAGCGGCTCAGTTGGTTTTGAGGGTCTGAGGTTCCTGATTACTGGATGCGGAAAAGGTATCCGTGGGCCTTCTCGCGCTCGCCGGTGAAGAGGTCTTTGTGGCGGCTGTTGATTTCGATGAGGCCTTCCAAGGTGCAGCCGTTTTGCAGAAAGAGCCATGCGGTCTCGACCGCACTGCTCCAAGTGGAGGAGAAGGTGAAGTGGTCGATGCCGTTGTCCCTCATGCAGGAAATTAGGGCTTCCACATCCTTGTCCCAGACCACCTCGCTGATGTCGAGGTAGATGTTGCCGCTGTCTCTGGCGACCTCATATTCTCTCCAGATGCGGCAGGCTGTGCTGCCCAGCGCCTCGATGGCGGCGGTGGCTTCGTGGTAAAGGGTTCTTGCTGCTTCTTTGCCAGCTTCGTCGGTAGCCGCGTCGTAGGCCTTGTGGGCTTCCTGTACCTGTGCGTAGGTCTTTTCAAAAATGTTCATCATGGTGTTGTCCTCCTGAAAACTGTAGTGTTCCTTTCGGTGTACACATATTCGCTCTAATTGCACACTATATCAAGTAGAATCTGAGGTATATAACTACCAAATATAGTGCTGCGAGATTGTGTGCCTTACAGCTTTTTCACTCGGTCGACACCGTAGATGACGTTCAGGCCGGATCCGTTATCCCAGCTTACCATGAGACTGCCGGTGTCGTCCACGCCGTAGACGGTTCCTTTGGTACCGACTGGAGGAGCCTGAACATCCTCCATCTGGAGAAGCTCCACCCGTGTGCCAGCCGGATAGGTCTGGCGCAGGTGGTCGATAACCTCCTTATTCGGAAATCGCATCGTCAGCCACCTCCTCAGTCACTTTCTTTGCACCAGACTTGAAGGCGGCGCTACCGGTCAGGTTCTTCAGTAGTACCTTGCGATAGGTCTTGTATTCGTTCCCGATGAAGCCGAGGCGAAGGAGGAAGCAGCGGAAGGCGTACTTTTCATTGTTGGTAGGCTTCTCAGTGGCGGTCACGCGCTTGGCTTCCTTTGCCATCGCACAAAGGCTGGTGATGAAATGGATGTAGGCCTGAGTGCTATCCGGGTCGAGGGTTCCGTGGAACCAAGGAAAGGAAACGCGGTCGTCAGTCACCTCGATAGGAAGGTCGTCGGTACCGAGTGCCTTCTTGATGAGGCTCTGCTTGCTGTCCACCAGCTTACGGAGATTGTCGAGGACGCTCTCGGTGAAGCCATCCAGCGGCATGGAAACTACCAAGTCGTCCAGTTCTTCCTCCGGCGCTGCTTCCTCAGTGGGTTTCTCGGTTAAAAGTTCCTCCGGGATGCTCTCAGCCTTGAAGCCTGCAGCCTCGACTGCCTCCAGCACCTTGCGGATGGTGTCGTTGTCGGTGCGGTCGTCCGCGATGAGGGTGCCATCCTTGCTGATGGTCAGGTTGTCGATAACGAATGCGCATGTAGGCATGAACTTGTAAATGGCCTTCATGCCGATGACCTCAGAGATGATGCTGACCATTTCCTTGCGGCGCGTTCCTGTTACATTGAATCTGATTTCCATAGTGTAGTCCTCCTAAATGTGTTCCCCTTTGGGTACTACATATATCACTCTGAAGGCGCATAATAGCAAGTTGATTCTCGGAATAAACACACCAAATATGTGTCTCAAAGCTTGTGTAGTTCTGACAATCAGGAGTCTGCTTCTAGCCGTGCTGTAATCTCTTTGTAGGAGTAGGTCAGGCCGTCTCGGATAACAGAAATGCCATCGTCAGAACCGACCTGTTCAAGGTAGCGCTTTACGATGACATCACAGAATTTTTCATCCAGTTCGATGGTGTGGCAGATACGGCCTGTCTGTTCACAGGCGATGAGTGTGCTGCCGGAACCGCCGAACGGGTCGAGGACGATGCAGTTGCTCATACTGGAATTCATGATGGGATAAGCGATGAGAGGGATAGGCTTCATCGTCGGATGGTCGCCATTCTTCTTAGGCTTATCAAATTCCCAGATGGTCGTTTCCTTGCGGCCCGCGTACCACTGGTGCTTGCCGGATTTCTTCCATCCGAAGAGGCAAGGCTCATGCTGCCACTGATAGGGGCTGCGGCCTAACACCAGCGACTGCTTCTTCCAGATGCAGGTGCCGGAGAGATAGAAACCGGCATCCGAGAAAGCCTTACGGAAGTTGAGACCCTCGGTATCCGCATGAAAGACATAGATGCTGGCATCATCCGCCATAGCAGCTTCCATAGCAGTAAAGGCATCCAGAAGGAACTGATAAAAGGCATCGTTTGCCATGTTATCGTTCTTAATCTTACCGGCGCTACCCTGATAGTTCACATTGTAGGGCGGGTCAGTCACCACCAGATTGGCCTGCTTGCCAGCCATCAGGAGTTCATAGCTTTCGGCCTTGGTGCTGTCGCCACAGAAAAGGCGGTGGGAACCGAGGCGCCATAGGTCACCGGCCTTGGAGAAGGTCGGATTCTGCAGCTCGGCATCTACATCGAAATCATCATCCTTGACCTTATCTTTGGTGGATTCCTTGAACAGGTCATCCAGTTCAGCAGGCTCAAAGCCGGTCAGGGAGACATCGAAGTCCGCGCCCTGCAGGTCTGCGATGAGCAGAGCCAACTTGTCGTTGTCCCATTCACCGCTGATTTTGTTGAGGGCGATGTTGAGGGCCTTTTCATGTTCTTCATCCAGAGTTACGACCACGCAATCGACCTCGGTCATACCCATGTCGGTCAGTACCTTCAGACGCTGGTGGCCGCCAACGACGCGACCGGTAGTGGCGTTCCAGATGACCGGCTCCACATATCCGAACTGCTCGATGGAGCGTTTCAGCTTTTCATATTCCGGGTCACCGGGCTTTAAGTCCTTACGCGGATTGTAGTCCGCGGGCAGAAGTTCGGCGATATTCTTTTTCTCAATCTGCATATTTCTTCACAGCCTCCTCAAAGTGGATATCCTCGCTGACATACATGCTGCGCTCCCAAGTGCGTAGGCCATTGAAGTGACCGTAAGTGGCTGTCTCCTCATAACCGGGATTTCTCAGGCACAACTTTTCGATGATAGCGGCAGGACGCATATTGAAGATTTCCAGACAGGCCTTGCGGATAGCTTCATCAGGATACTTGCCGGTTCCGAAGGTATCCAAGGTAAAGGCCACAGGGTCAGCCTTGCCGATTGCGTAGGAGATGCTGACTTCACATTCCTTTGCCAGGCCGCTGGACACGACGTTCCTTGCGATGTATCGGGCCATGTAGGCACCGGAGCGGTCAACCTTAGTTGGGTCTTTACCGGAGAAAGCACCACCGCCATGATGAGCGAGGCCGCCATAGGTATCGACCATGAGCTTTCTGCCGGTTAGTCCAGTATCGGCATCCGGGCCACCCTTCACGAAACGACCGGAAGGATTGACGAGGATTTCGGTCTCCTTGTCGAATGGGAACTTCTCGAATACAGGCCAGAGGATGTTTGATACAATCTCGCTGCGCAGCTGTTCGAGTTCTACATTTTCCTTGTGCTGTATGGAGACCACGATGGCCTTTACACGTGCAGGCTTTCCGTCATGGTATTCGATAGTGACCTGTGCTTTTCCATCCGGGAGGATACCGTGGACGAGACCAGACTTGCGGCATTCATCCAGCTTCTTGCAGATGGCATGGGCATAAACGACAGGTAGAGGCATATACAGATAACCGCCTTCGTCGATGGCATAACCATAGACGGTGCCTTGGTCACCAGCACCCAGAGAGGAGTACCAGCTATCATCACCATTGCGGCTCTCCAAGGAGTAGTTCACTCCGCCAGCGATGTCGGGACTCTGCTTTCGCACATAGACCTGAACGAAGCGCCAGAAGGAAGTCATGCCGACCTTGTCCAGCACACGCCAGACAACGGACTGGATGTTCACCTTCGCAGTGGAGCTAATCTCACCTGCGACGATGATGCGGCGTCCCACAGCCATGACCTCCACAGCAACATGAGCGCCTTTGTCCTTGTACAGGTAGGCATCGAGGATGGCATCAGCGATTTTATCGCACAGCTTGTCAGGATGCCCTTCGCAGACAGATTCTGCGGTCTTGAAAGTAATATTCATATCAATTTCCTTTCCGTGCCCGCAGCAGTCGCTCCATTGCATCGTCCATTGGAGTAGCGCCGCTGTATTCCGAGGCACAATTTTCTTTTACGATTTGATAGATTTCCATCCAGAGACGATTGGTCTGGCTCATGAAGTTCTGGCTCATAGCCACATAGGGCGACTGTATCGCATTTCCGGTGGTCGGATGCTTGGCGAGGAAACCGAACTCTGTGATAGCTTCTTCGCACTGAATCCATCGGGCCACGCTCATGGAGTAGCGTTCCAGCAGCTGTGGTGATACCAGCGAGGCACATTTGCGCTCCGCCAGCCACTTCCATGTCGCTTGGTAGACATCAGCAGCGACCAGTGTCTTTCCGTCCTTCTGAGTAGCAGATAGCATCTTGGATGGTTTGGGCATCGGCTGACCTTCTAAATCGGCTGCTTTGTTTTCAAAGTCGATGACAGTCAACGTTCTCTTGCCCGGATTTCCCTCAGCAATCTTGTCAGCTAAGGGCTTCTTTTTGGCTCCGGCACCGATGCGAGCGCCGCCACGGTTAGTACCGTCCTTAGCCATTTTTCAAACACCTCCTTGGCTGGGGCTTATATACCCCGTTTGAAACCGCGATTTTGTGCGCGAGACCCCACGCCCGTTCCACGGAGACTTCGCCGTAGAGAAGTGACCCGCCCCTCCCGGTCAGTGGGTGTGCCAGCGGTCACCACGTTCAGCGTGGATTCTCGCATGACAGCTTCTGCAGAGAGCAATGAGGTTCTCACGGCTGTGGTCTCCACCCTCAGACAAGGGCTTGATATGATGGACTTGCTCTGTCTCCACCAGCAGGCCCTTCTTATAGCACAGCTCACAGAAAGGATGCTGCTGCACGTACTTATCGCGGATGCGCTTCCAAGCTCTGCCGTAGCGTCTCTTGGTAGCAGGGTCTCGTACGTAACGTTCATAGCGCTGGGCTTCCACCTTGGCGTGTTCCTCACAGAAACGACCGTCAGTTAACTTGGGACAGCCGGGATAGGAACAGGGCCTCTTTGGTCGTCTTGGCAAATGAAACACCTCCTTGAATTTCCAGCGGAGGAGATACCATATCTGTTCTGTATAAGTGACTCTGCGGTATGGCATCGTTCCTCCTTCGGGCAATAGAAAAGCCACCGCAGATTTCTCTACGATGGCTCGTCTGTATTTTTTCGTTTTTCGCTATTGTAATAATATCATAAGAGGCGGCTGTATTGCTATGGACGTTACTGTACACCTTCCGGCACGACCACGCAGGCCAGTGCTTTTTTATGGAGCTTGAAGATGTTGTCGATGCCGTAGTTCATGTCCACCGCAATCTGCTCCCAATGCAGGAAGCAGAGGTATCTCTTTTCCAGAAGGGTCTGGTATTCGGGATTCTCCACAGCCTTGATGGCTCCGATGATTTCACGCTTTAGTTCCACCAGTGCATCGATGTCCCTGTTAATCTCAGCCTGCAGGTCAATAATCTTACAAACGGTGTCTGCCATCGTGGAAGTGGAGCCACTGGGATTTCGAGGCATGCCGGTCATAGTACTGGTACATTTGGTAGCAAGGTCATTCAGAGAAGCGACCTGTTCAATCTTGCTGTCGATGCGCTGGTCAAGGCGATAAGCCTGAGAAAGATACTCTTTTGCTGTCATATTGCACCTCCGAAAAAAGATGATGATTGGTTCCTCGGATTTGCACGGATTGTCATAGATTTGCTTTGACGGCATCTATCAGGGAATTCTGGGTCAGCTCCTTGAGGGAGAGCGCCTTCAGTATCCTTTCGTCGATAGTGCCTTTGGTGATGATGTGTTGTATCACCACGGTTCCTGCAGTCTGGCCCTGTCGCCAGAGACGGGCGTTGGTCTGCTGATATAATTCAAGCGACCATGTCAGCCCGAACCAGATGAGGGTGGAGCCGCCAGCCTGAAGGTTGAGGCCGTGGCCCGCAGAAGCAGGATGGATGACTGCGACAGGTATCTTGCCGCTGTTCCAGTCGGAGATGTCCTTGCTGGATTTTATCTCCCGGACATCGAAGCGCTGCTTGATACGCTGGAGGTCATGCTTGAACCAGTAGGCCACCAGCAGTGGTTTGCCATTCGCAGCTTCAATCAAATCCTCAAGGGCGTCGAGCTTGGCTGAGTGGAATTCCACGATATCGCCATCATCGTTATAGATGGCACCGTTGGCCAGCTGCACCAGCTTTCCGGTGAGGGAGGCTGCATTGGCGGCGGTGACTTCACCCTCCGGCAGTTGCAGGATGAGCTCCTGCTTCAAATCCTCGTAGCGCTGGGCCTCGGCCTCCGACAGCTTAACCTCATAGCGGGAGGATACCAGCTCTGGCATCTTCAGATGGTCGGTGGATTTCATGGAAATCGTCATATCTGAAATCTTGCGGTAGATAGCATCCTCAGCATACGGCATCGGCTTGTAGGAGTAGATTATCTGGCCGTTCCTCTTATCCGGCAGGAAGTAGTCGTTCCTGTATTGGGTGATGAAGCGACCGAGACGCTGCCCCATGTCCAGCAGCTTGAATTCTGCCCATAAGTCCATCAGACCGTTGGAAGAAGGAGTGCCGGTGAGGCCGATGATTCGCTTTACCTTGGGTCTTACCTTCATCAATGCCTGAAAGCGCTTTGATTTGTGGTTTTTGAAGGAGGAAAGCTCGTCGATGACCACCATATCGTAATCAAAGGGAAAGCCGCTGCTCTCGATGAGCCATTGTAGGTTTTCACGGTTGATGATGGTGATGTCAGCTCCGGCCATCAGAGCTGCACGGCGTTCCTTCGGTGTGCCTACCACGACGGAAAAGGTCAGATGCTGCAGGTGTTCCCATTTTTCGATTTCCGCAGGCCATGTGTCGCGGGCCATGCGGAGTGGGGCGACCACCAAGATGCGGTGGGCCTCAAAGCTGTCGAACAGGAGGTCTGCGATGGCAGTCAAGGAGATGACCGTCTTGCCCAGACCCATATCGAGCAGGACTGCAGCTACGGGATGTGTTTCGATGTAGTCGATGGCATAGGCCTGATAATCATGGGGAGAGAAGTTCACGAAGCATCCCTCCAATCTTTTCTTCGCTGTCGATGACGTAGACCGGAAAGCCCAATCGTCTCAGCACTCGGTGTCTTGCCTCTTGGAGCGGGCGAGGCTTTTCACCCGGTGCCTTCAGTTCTGCGAAGGCGATAACGCCATCAGGCAGTAATACAAGGCGGTCGGGCATTCCTGCGAAACTCGGAGACACGAACTTCGGTGCGATACCACCAGCCTTTTTTACCGCCAGTGTTAACTTGTTTTCTATCGTTTTTTCTAACATTGTCGTCCTCCCATCAGGGCTTTAATAGCTATGGTGCAAAGTGTATCAATGCCATTTCTAAACTTTTTCTTAGACCATTTTTTATAGTCCTTAGAGAATTTTTGTATTTGACCTTGATACACCTTGTCATAGCCTTCTATCAGTTCAGGAAATCCTCCTCAGCACTGGTATCTGGTCTAATGCGCAGACCCTTAAAGTAGCGCTTGCGATTCTGCGTGATACGCTCAAAGCCCGCGCCCTCCAATGCGAAATAGAAATCCTGTGTGTTGCGCACGTACTCATTGGTGTCCATGCAGTAGTTGCGGTAGGCCTGATACAGAGCAGAGGAGCTTTCCTTATACTCCACATCGACATCACACTTGTCCTCCAAGAAGTGACCGAACCAGTCGTTCTGGCTGCGATACTCGTTGATTGCCTTCTGTACGCACTCAGGCACCGGAATCTGGTAGTCCAGCTCGATGACCTTCTTGGCTCCTTCGATGACCCACGCCAGAATACTGCCGCCAGCGTTGTCGTACAGATATTCGCTGTAATTCTTGATGTCGCTCTTGCCGGTAATCTTGGCATTGAACGGGATGACGATAAGTCGCCTCCAGATACCATCATCGGATGCACTGACGCGAGGCAGATGGTTGGTATAGAGCACCAAGGTGTGACAAGGCTTGAAGGAGAACGGGTCTTTATACTTTTTCTCGGCAAAGACATCATCCGTGGAGCAGAGCTGCTTGACGGTGGAGTCGTTCAGGCGAGCGCCTTCCTGCATCTCAGCAGCGATGAGCAGTCGCTTGCCCTTGACCTCAGCCATTTCCGGCTTGATATTACGGCGGCATCCGACAGTCAGAGTGTCCGCAGAGATGTTGCCGGAGTACAGGCCCAGCACACGGGAGATAGCATTCCAGAAGGTGGATTTACCATTACGACCGTCGCCGTATGCGATGATGAGGGCCTCCACATATACCTTGCCGATAGCGGCGAGACCGCAAATCATCTGGACATAGTCGATGAGGCTCTGGTCGTGCTGGAAGATACGGTCGAGGCAGTCCAGCCAAATCTGCTGACCCTTCTGACCCGGAGATACGCTGGTAATCTTGGTGATGAAGTCTTCCGGCGAGTGTTCTCTGGCTCCGGCCATACCCTTACGCAGGTCGTAGGTCGCTTCGGGTGTACACAGGGCGAAGCAGTCAGCATCCAAGTCACGAGGAGAAATCTCCAGCATCGGGTGGGATTCCTTCAGCGTGGAGGTGATGTACTTGGAATCACGGCGCTTGATGGCGAAAGCCTGATATGCCTTGGCTGCCAGAAATTCCTGATACGCCTGCAGCTGGTCGTCGTTCATGAGCTGTTCGGCCTTGGCCTTGGAGGTTCCCTCCAGAATGGTCTGGGCACCGCTGTTCTTCATTTTTTCCAGTGCAGCCATCAGGTCATTGCCAGCTTCCTTCATCTGACGGCGGGTCAATTCGTGTGCGACTGCCTGTGCGCCCGGTTCGCTTTCCTGCCAGTAGTGGTCAGAGTAGCGGATGAAGTGGGTGGCCGGTGAATAACGCAGCTCGTTGGAGAAGTACTTCGCCAGTACCTCAGCCTGTCCGACATCGGAATAGTCGCCCGGTTTATAGCTGGAAGGGTCATTATAGACTTCCGGCGCCACATAACCGTCCTGCTGGGAGAGCCTTGCATAGAAACGCTGAGCGCTGTGCCAGATGGTGGCCAGTTCGGAATTGTCCAACGGAGGGACGCATTTAGCTGCTTCCTCCAGAAATGCCTGGTAGGCTTTATCGCTGTCGCCGTATTTCTTGATGACCTTACCGGCGAAGCGGGACATGGTCGCATTACGGCTGCCTTCCGGGATAACGGAGTTGTCATACTGGCCCTGCGCCATATCCTCGTCGAAGATGTCCTCGTCGAGATATTCGGTCAGGTTCATGCGGCCCGGATACAGAGCGACCTCGGCAGCAGTGGTACCAAAGAAGAAACGAGCGGCATCCAGTGCCTGCGTATCAAAATAAGGAAAGATGGAGTTGACCAGCTTTTTCATATCGCTGTAGAGAGTAGCATCGGTGACGTACTCGATTGGGAACAGGACATGGAACTTCGGTCTTGCAGGCTTGCCGTTCTTCTCACGATTGTGGAAGCGGCTGTAATGGATGGCGAATGTCACACCGGGAAAGGCCTGCATGACATCATCGGGAGTAACCCAATCCTCCGGTTTCTCGGAGTGGTCGTTGTCGCAGTCTACGGGTAGGCAATCGCTGCCGATGAAGTTCTCGCCATTACGATAGCTATTCTTGTACTCGGCGCAGACATAGTCATGGCAGATAGCTGCCTTCAGACTGGCATCGTCCAAGATGACATGTTTATGCGGATAGGAGCAGTTACCGGGATTGCCGGTGACCTCCGCGCTGTAGAGAGTAAACATCAGTCGAATACCTCCTTGGCTTCTTCCTCCAGCACCTTGGTGATGAACTTGAGGGCACGGATTGTGGTCTCCAGCTCACAGTCGCCGCCGAGGGAGACTTCAAAACCGGTGCAATCACCAAAGCGGTCTCTCATGACACGGACATCCATATCGGTGCAGGCTGCGTCCTTGATGCTGAAGTAGGTGCGTCCGCCGTGGCCGGTGTCGCCACCCATATAGCCGGTGGTACCAGCTTCGACTTCGAGGATGTTGCAGCTCACTACCTCGCGGGAGTAGGTTGTGATTTCAGTGCCGTCCTTCAGGCGACGGCGATTTTCTTTGATTCCATACATAGTCTTAGACCTCCTGACATTCTTCGGTGAAGTAGCGCAAGCGGTAGTCCTTCCACTTGGCTCGGTTGATTTCAGCTTGCATCCCGGCAGAAATACGCTTGCCGAACACCCAGACCTCAGAGCACTTGCTCATCAGGGCGTTACCGAAGAACAATCCAAGCTGGCGCTCGTTCGGGTCGGCATCGTTCAAGAACTGCGGGAACAGCAAATGTGGTGCGATGGGGATATATCCGGTATCCACAGCATGACGGCAATATCGTCTGGCAGCGGCCACGTTCTTTTCGATGTCTCCTGCATAGGGAGAGCAGATATAAACGATGGGCCTGAAAGCACGAAGGGAGCGTTGCTCCTGTTCAATGGTCTGCATAGCGCCGTAGGCTGTTGGGTCGTAATAGCCCTCGCTGTTGTACTTGCTGACACTCATTGCACGATTCCTCCTTTCCGGGCAGACTAAAAAAGGCGTCCACCTCTACTTCCCAATGGAGATGAACGCCTACGTTTGACGAAAGAATTTAATCTTTTTTATAAAAAGGTGTGGCATAGCCATCTGCGCGGAGCAGCAGGCCCTTCGCCCAAGGTGGAGTACGGCTCATCTGTTCACAGACAGCGTCCAGAGAGACCTTCGGGTCTGCTTCGATGACCAGTTCGTCGTGGATGTGCATCACGATGGAGCAGCAGCGCAGAGTGCGCATGGCGTAGCAGAGGATGTCGCGGGCCGTGGCCTGAACGATGTTCTCGACGAATTTTGGCCCGTAGGAATCGAGACGTTCCCACTTCTTAGTGCCACCAACACCTTCATAAGTGATGCATTCACCGCCGAATTTGTTAGTGCCGACCTTCGGCTTCACATAGGCCAGCTTTCTTCCGGAGGGCAGCGTGATGAACAGCATCCCGCTCCTGCAGGAGAAGGTCAGACCGTAATCGGTGGTGGTGTGCTTATACTTCACGGCCTCCATGACCGCTCGGTCAACATCCCACCAGAACTTGACGATGTTCGGATTTGCCTGTCTCCATGCGTCCACCAGCGGAGGGAGTTCCTCCTCGGTGAGGCCCATATCGATAGCGCCCATCGCCTTGAGCGCACCGGTGGAGCCTCCATAGCCGAGGGCCAATTCGGCGATTTTGCCTTTTTGGCGTAGGTGGCCATTGATGCCATGCTTCTCGACCGGCACCTTGAACATCTGCGACGCACTCGCACAGTAGATGTCGCCGCCGTTGGCAAAGACCTCCTGTCGCCAGCGCTCATCAGCAAACCATGCGATGACACGGGCCTCGATGGCAGAGAAGTCCGCTACCAAGAACTGTGTACCTTCACGCGGGATGAATGCGGTGCGGATGAGCTGGGATAAAGTGTCCGGCACATCTTCATATAGAAGCTCCACACCGGAAAAGTCACCGACACGGACGAGGGCACGGGCTTCCGCTAAATCCGGGAGATGATTCTGAGGGAGATTTTGCAGCTGGATGTTACGCCCTGAGAAGCGACCAGTACGATTGGCACCGTAGAACTGGAACATTCCACGGGCACGACCATCCTCACAGACGGTCTTTTCCATCGCCTGATATTTACGGACACTGGACTTGGCGAGTTGCTGCCTGAGGGTCAGGACATCGCAGAGTTCCGGTGGCGCAGTCTTCAGAAGCTCAGCCACAGCCTTCTTATCCAGACTTTCGGTCTCTAGACCCTTGTCGGAGAGCCACTGCTTCATCTGCTGCACGGAGTTCGGATTTTCGAGAGCGGTCAGGTGCTTCATGGCCTTGGTCAATTCTTCACGGGAACGAGTATCCATCTCGATGGCCTGATGCACCAGTTCCATATCCAGTCGAACACCACGGTCGTTTATCTCTTGGTCGATATGGTATTCCTCCCAGACTGAGTCCGGCACCGGGAACTTACGTAGCTTCTGCTGGATGCCCATCTCGGTCTCGACATCGCGGACGTTATAGCGCTTGAAGGCGGCCCACTTGTCCGGTGCATGGAAGGGGCGGTTTCTGGTGCGCTGCCCGTTGCTCTTTGTCGGAGCGCAGGGCTGGCAGAAGTATTTGATGAGGTCTTTGCCCTCTGTGAGCTTTTGCTTCTCCAGACCGAGGACTGCACCGACACCCTCCAAGGAAAGTGGCAGGCCCATCGTGGCAGACCAAATCATGGAGCAGCGCCAGCTCTCAGGGTCGAGATACTGACCGGTCGGATAACCGAGGAAACGAGAAAGACAGATACGTTCAAAGGAGGCGTTGAAGGCCCATTTGATTACAGTCTCATCCTCCAAGGCAGCCAGCACCTCTTCGGGAATCTTTTCACCGCAGGCGAGGTCGACCACTTCCACCGGAGCGTTATCGACACTGTAGGCAAAGAGCAGTATTTCAAAATTGGGAGACTCGCAGTAACGATAGACACCGGTCTTTTGGAGCGGGACGTCACTGTAGGTCTCGATATCGATACTGAGTGTTTTCATAGAATCAGTCCTTTCAATGACACAAGCGGCAGAGAACGAATCCCTGCCGCCTGCTTTGGTTTACTGGTCGTCCTTCTTATCCGGATGCCATGCCTTCCAGTCAGCTTTCACCCTGCGATAAGCAGCAGTGAGAATCCTCACGATGAACTTGCCGATGTTGTAGAGGGCGTAGCCGTAGATGATAAAGAAGAAGCAGTAGCACACGGAATAGATGACAATCTGGTTTGCAATAGAAATCATATCGTTCATATGGTTTACCTCGTATTTTCATAAAATGGTGCTGGCGGCAGTGTTCCCACCGCCAGCGTGGTGGATTGGTTCGGGGATTAGTCGAGGAAATCCTCATCCTCGTCCGTTGCGAAGTCGGACTCAGCAGATGCCTTGCCGCCGAGAGGCTGACCATCGCGCACCTTCTGCAGGTTGTTCAGGCCGCAGGCGATACCCTTGTTGCCAGAGCTGTTAAAGGCATAGAAGGTGATGCTGGCACGACCATACACACCGGAGTAGACCTCGGAGCGGGTCAGGATGGGATTCAGGTCAGCATCCACGATTCCGGGAGCAGAGGTCGCATTGGCATTGATGAAGTAGGCGTTCGCATAGGCTGCGTCGTCCGGTCTCTCAAGGTCGCCGTCGCGGAGAGGCGTCTTGATGACGGAGAGAGCAGGTACGGACTTGCCGTTGCCCTTCAGCTTGGACTCGCCCTCGTGGTAGGCAGCCTCGATAGCAGCCTTGACCTTAGCGACGGTCTTGGTATCGGACTTAGGGATGATAAGGCTGACGCTGTACTTAGGTGCGCTGCCGTTGATGCTCTTAGGCTCCCAGACGTTGGCATAGCTCCAACGGGTGTCCGGGCCAGTGATAACCTTCATGGGATTACTCATTTTTACATTCTTACTCATATTAGTTTTCCTCCATAAAATCTGATTTTGCGGTGTTCATTGCCGGACGCTTATCGGATTCCGGCACGAGAGTCGGTTTGCCCTGCGGCTTTTCGATGAAGCCAGCAAGGAGTTCTTCAAAGCGGGCCTTGCCGAGGAGCTTCTGCATCGCAGTGATGCCAAGCAGCTTCTTCTCATACGGGTCAAAGCCAGCATCTTCGACTGCCTGAATGACAGCAGTCTCGTTCGTATACTTACGGTTCGAGCGGCCTTCGACCAGCTTGAAACCGTGCCATTCTTTTCCGCTGACTGCCTGCTGCAGAGCGTACTCTTTGATATCGGAGGCCCATGCCACAAGCTCGTCCACACGTGAGAGGATGACTTCGATTTCAGAATCCTCCAACAGAGGCGGTAGCTTGAAGTCATGCTGTGCCAGAAGAAGGTTTGCTTCCGCTCTGGCCCGGCATTCATGCTTGGCCTTACAGAAGCCACACCATTCTCCGCAGAGGAAGTTGCCGTCACCGGCGAAGGCCAGCTCTGCGGTAGGCTTCAGGATTTCATCGGCCCAAGCATACAGGGCTTCCTTTTCCAGCTCGAAGGTGTTGACGTTCTGGCGGCGAGGCTGGTAGATGGTCATGCTGACCCGGTCGATGTCGTAGATGTCATCGAACAGCTCCAGCGCACCGAGGGCGTAGCACTTCATCTGGGGATTGTCCTTTGAGGAGACCAGCACTCCAAGGCCATGCTTGTAATCCACGATTCTGAGTGTGCCGTCAGCGATGATGATGCAGTCAGCAGTTCCGAAGCCCTGTTCTACCCAGCGGGAGAAGTCTACACGCTGTTCGATAAGGACGACCGGGTCAGAGCAGGTCTCCTTGGCAGCTTCCATCTGTTCCAGAATGAAGGCTGCATAGCCGTTGGCGCAGTCCTCCATCTCGGCGTTGTACCAAATGAGGTGTTCGGTCGGGTCTTTGACCGCCATGCCCAGCGCCTTACGGAGCTTGTACTCACAAAGGCTGTGGGCGTCAGTTCCTTCTGCAGCGTAGTCGCTACCTTTATCCTCATAGGTCTCGCACAGTCGTGCGGAAGGCGGGCAATGGAGCCAGCGTTCCGAAGAGGATGCGGAGAGGATTGCATGTCCTTTAGGTGGCATCACAGCGCCTCCACTTCCTGAAGCAGGGCCTCATAGTGCTTAGGGTCGATGCCGGAGAGCTTGCTAGCTCCATACTTCTGAAGTAGGGCACGGATAGCAGCGGTGTGTCCAGCGCGGGACTTTTCTGCTAAGACAGCTCGTACCTGTTCCAGAGTGAGGGCAGGCTTCTTTTCAGGCTTGGCCTCCTCGACAGGAGCTTCTTCGGAACCACTGAACTGCTGAGCCAGCCAGTTAGCGGCCTCGTTAATAGCAGCAGCGGCACTGCGTAGCTCTTCGATGGTCGCGGCCATATCGCTCATTTTGCTCATAGTGTTTTCCTCCTTCCTCGGTTTGTCTCTGTGCGGCGAGGATGCTCATGTTCCTTGCCAGTCTGCCGGATACGATGCTGATTGCATTCAAAACCTGAATCACCTCTGCATCGTTACGGCGGTCGTTGTAATAGGACTGCTTCACGGTGTTCACCTCCATTCTGCAAGGCGGTTTGTTCTGTGCCTTACACTTCCCAATGGAGATGAGTGGTACCGTTTGACGAAGCTGATGAAGATTTTTTCAAAAAACTCTGACTACCCAGACGAGTAGCCAGAGCCTTCCTTGTTATTAGAAGAAGTCAGGATACTCTTCGGCGAGGACTGCCTTTGCCTTAGCCAAGCGTGAGCGGAAGGTGGTGCGCTTGATGCCGATGATGTCGGAAATTGCCTCATCAGACAGGTCGTTCATGCGCAGGCGACCGATTTCTTCGGCTTCGGGCATCAGCTCTGCCAGACGGTCAAAGAGCTTAGCAAGCGTTACTCTGTCACTGACGACTTCGTCTACCAACGGTGCGGTGTCCGGAATCGCATCCAGCGGGGATACGGAATCGCCATCCTCGTTCTCGTTTTCGTAGTCGAGGGACAGCATATCTCCGGCACGACGGAATTCGCAGTTGAAGCAGTCTCCGTCGCAGAGCCAGAACTTGCTCTTCGGGCAGGCGCACTGGCCGTGATACTGTTTCTTCTTGCGGAAGGTGTCGTAGTAGCTGGTGTGCTCGCGGTAGTATTCTTCAGGGACTTCCACCCATTCCTTGGTGGACTTAATGTAGATGCGGTAGGTTTTACTCTGATTTACGTTGTTTGCCATTCGATTTTCTCCTTTCGGCACTTGAACCGAAGCGGAGATAACCGATATGGCTGCCAGTCATAATTTTCATAGATGGTCACCTCTGCGGATTTCTCCGCTTCACACGGTGACCAGCCGTTCGCAGCTGGCACTCTATTTACATGGGCGCTATCCCGACAACTGCGAACGCACCTCCGTGGCCACAGAGAAGGTGAATTGTAGGGATAGTAGAAATTTTTGGTCAGGTTCCACAAACTTCTTCTGACAATCTTGAAAATCCCATCGTTAAAATGTATAATGAGTAGGAATAACTATGAATTGCTGAGAATGTGTCGGAATACAGGAACCGCTTTTTAGTAACGGCGCCTCTGTCGCCTGACCCTCTTTTATGATAAAACAGACCGCTTTTTTTATCGCGGACTGCAGACCGGACAAACACGGGACAAACATAGGACAAGCCGGACAGATTTTGTCCGAAGATATACGGGAGGATAATGAATGAAGTTTTGCGATTTTTGCGAACCCTTTTATACATCGAAGAAGGCCACGAGCGGCATAAAAGGAGTGTCGGCGCAGGCTGCAATCGCTGACTTTTTCATGAGCACAGCCCTTGGTGAATTGGCTAAGATTGAGTTGGTATTTGGTGAAGACCAATTTAGAAAATGGTTTAAGGGAGATAGAGAACCTACTGCGGATTTGTGGAAGAAAACCGCTGAGGTATTTGATGAGACCCGTTTTTCACGAACGGTGTCCGGAAAACTGAATGAGAAGGTATTGACCACACTGGTCGGATGTTTTGGGATAGTGTTGAAGCCGGACGAAATACCAGACAAGTTTGCCTTTTCAGCGGCCTTGGCTAAGCAGTTTGGAGCAATTGCACGAGGAGCCGGTGAAGCCGACAATATCGTTAACGATATTTATCGGGCGTACCTGAGCGTTTCGGATTTCCCTGATTACGTGAGAAACTCCCAAGCAAAGTATTCAAAATTAAAGACGCTCCTCTATACATCAGAAGAGCGTCAGTTTGATGAGTTTTTTGTATGTAATACTGTTAGCCGGATGCATGGCCGTTTTCGTCGTGTGCCAGAAGATGCAATGATTCACGATGTTACACTGAAAGAGCTGGCCAAGTATTCCAGAAATGTTTTGTTGGTCGGCATGGGCGGCATTGGAAAATCCATGATGATGCGACATCTGTTTTTGACATCCATCAAAGAATATTCTCAGAGCGGAGTCCTTCCTATTTTAGTGACACTTCGAGAATTCAGTGCGGATAATGATGATTTGTTCAATATACTGGTTGACTCTGTACATCGCTTTGATATTACTTTTTCTGCTGCGCATGTACATAAACTGTTGGTGGGAGGCAAATGTCAGCTTCTTCTGGACGGTCTGGACGAAATTAAAAGCAGCGACCTGCTTAAATTCCAGCGACAGTTGGATATGCTGATTGATAGATACCCGAACAATCAGTATGTCATGTCGACGAGAAGATTTTCTTCTTTTGTTGAGTTATCCAGATTTATGCTGATGTATATCCTGCCGTTCTCTCATGCGCAGGCATTGGAGCTTATTGACCGACTGGAATATTGCCCGGAAGAACCGAAGCTGAAGCAGCAGTTTAGAGACAAACTTGAAAGCGACTATTTCAAGACCCATGCGGAGTTCGTTACAAATCCTTTGTTGTTGACATTGATGCTGATGAGCTATCACCGGTTTGCGGATGTGCCTGAAAAGAAATACCTGTTCTATGAACAGGCCTACCAGACTCTGTTGCAGAGACATGATTCGGATAAGCTGGCTTACAAGCGAGTGTTCCAGAGCGTGACCGACCCTTCGGACTTTACGCTGGTGTTTAGAGAATTTTGCGCTAAGTCCTATCGAAAGGGCGATTATGAATTCAGCAGAAATAAATTCGATTCTTATTTTGGCAAGCTCAGAGCAACGGGCCGATTAGACCCAGAGTTGATGAAAGCAGATGCGTTCCTGTTTGATGCCTGCAACAGCGCTTGCCTTATGTATGAGGAGGGACAGAGCTATCATTTCCTGCATCGTTCCTTCCAAGAGTATTTCTTCGCTGATTACTATTCGCGCGAAGACGATACAACACTTATCAAACTTGGTAACTACATCAGAACATCTGACCAGATGTTGTTTGATGAAGGTAGCGCATTTGAAATGCTGTTTGACCTCGCACCAGAAAAGGTCGAGCGATTCATCATCATGCCTTATCTGGCACTGATTTTCGATGAAGGGACAAGGAAGCAGCAGTACTGGAAATTCCTTCGAGATGGTTACAATGGCTGGATGTATACCATGCTTGATGATGAAGTGATTAGCCAGTACAAAGAAAAATATGATATTAGAGAGCGCTACCCGCGTTTTAGAAATAATGTGGAACCCGAATCGGCAATCCTATCCTTGGTTTTGCGTCTTCTTAATCAGGAATACTCCTTTGCAATGGAACCGGAAGGGCCGAAGTTCAAATATCCTCAGATTGTCACAGAGTCCCTGTATGGAGAGCTTATACGTCATGATGAGGCAGGTTCTTTTGTGATGCCGCTCTTCCATATTCCAAAGCAGATGTTGGAAGACGAAGAGGTTATGAAAGATACAAATTTCCTCCAGCGATTAGTGCTTGATGAAAATAAGAAACCTGTAGAACTCGGACATATCTATTTCTTCCCGTTTGGAGAGGCGCTTTCAAATCCAGAGCTGTTCCCGGAAGTGATTGAGCTTTGGGAGCGAGATGCCTGTCCGGCAAAGAAGATATTCAATCACGTGGAGCACTACTATAAAACATTGCAAGAAAAATATGCCCATGTCGATGAAATGGACGATGATGATTTTTAACAGGAGCGAGGTGCCACATGGAAGATAACAAGACATTTGAATTAGAGAGATGGTATAGCCTTGAAGAAATTTCAAAGCATCTCGGTGTCAGTAAAGATACCATTCGCGGATGGATAAAGAAGGAAACCATTCCATATTATAAAGTAGGAAGACAGTATAAATTCAAGGTCTCAGAAGTGGATGCTTGGATTGAAAGCGGCCGGAGCGCCGATGCAGATAAATAA